AAATCCAGTGATTATGAAACCATCAGTATCTTCTACTGGGCATTATTATGTCAAAATAAATCCTTGGATGGAAATGACAAATGATGATATATTTTTTATTAAATTTGATAAGGTAATAACAATGACTGAAACAAAGGAAAGTAGATTAATTCAATTATATGAGTATTATCTTAATAATTCAGATGAAGAAGTATATAAGTCATATGGTGAAGTAAATCCTTCAACAGTAAAAGGTTATGTCACTTCTGTAGAGGAAGCAAGAAAGAATTTGGAAAATCTCTTTAAGGATTGTAAAGAACTCTAATATTTACCCTTCAAAAGCAACAAACCTATTCTATACAGATTTCGAAGACTTGTCAAGCCCTATAAAGATATGTTATAATAAAGCAGAACTCACACAAGAAGTCCGATGCTATGCCAAAAAAGAAATCAGAACATTATGTAAATAATAAAGAGCTACTGGAAGCTCTTATTGTTTATAAATCTAAAGTCGAAAAGGCATCAGAGATATACTTTGAGAAGTATGATAAGTATCCACCTAAGTCTGGTGCATGGGAAGGAAAACCCAGAATTCCAAATTATCTTGGGGAATGTTTTTTAAAAATTGCCACACACCTTTCATATAAACCAAATTTTGTGAATTATATGTTTAGAGAGGATATGTGCTCTGATGGAATTGAAAATTGTGTTCAATACATTCATAATTTTAATCCAGAAAGGTCTCAAAATCCATTTGCGTATTTTACACAAATTATTCACTATGCATTTTTGAGAAGAATTCAAAAAGAAAAGAAACAATTGGAAATTAAGACTAAAATTATTGAAAGAACCGGATTTGATGAAGTTATGACTGTTGATGATGGATTACTTTCAGGAAACAATAGTGAATACAACAGTATGAAAGATGCTATTCAGTATAGAAACGGAAATCGATGAAGGTAGCAATTCTTACGGACACTCATTACGGCGCAAAAAAAGGTTCTAAACATCTTCATGATTATTTTGAGTTATTCTATAAAAATGTATTTTTTCCCACTCTGGAAGAACATGAAATAAAAACTGTTATTCATATGGGAGATGTTTTTGATAGTCGTAAATCAATTGATTATCAAAGTTTAGAATGGGCAAAGAGAGTTGTATTTGATCCACTTAAAAAATATGAAGTTCATATGCTTGTGGGTAATCATGATTGTTATTTTAAAGATTCAAATCACGTCAATTCTCCAGAACTTCTTCTTCAGGATTATTCGAATATAAAAACTTATAGTTCTCCCACAAATACTAAAATTGGTGGAATTGATATAACTTTAATTCCCTGGATTTGTAGTGAGAACTATGACGAAACTTTAAAGGTAATTCAAAAGTCAAATGCAAAGATTTCGATGGGTCATCTTGAACTTCAGGGATTTTATGTAAATAAACACCTTGTAATGGATGATCATGGTATGGACTCAAATATTTTTTCAAAATTTGAAAAGGTATTTTCTGGACACTATCATACTCGTTCCGATAATGGAAAGATTTTTTATCTTGGTAATCCTTATGAAATGTATTGGACTGATGTCAATGATATTCGTGGATTTCATATTTTTGATACTGAAACTTTAATACATACCCCAGTCAACAACCCATATAAATTATTTTACAACATTTATTATGATGATACTCCATATCAAACATTTGATGCATCAAAATATTCAAATAAAATCGTAAAAGTAATTGTTCGTAAAAAATCAAAACCAAAAAGTTTTGAAAAATTTATAGACAATCTTTATAAGATTGGAGTTCAAGATTTAAAAATTGTTGAAAATTTTGAAATTAAAGAAAATGAGGATTTTGTAGTCGAAGAAGAAGAGAATACAATTTCTGTTTTAAATCGATATATTGATGAGTCGGAATTTAATTTTGATAAGAATATTATCAAAGGCATATTTGAAAATTTATACAAACAGGCATGTGAAATCGAATAAAATGTTTCTTCTCACTCTCAAGGGTCGGAAAGATGATGGCGCATATGCAGTACAAGATCGATATGGAGAAAAGGTTTTATTTTTATTTCAAGAAGAAGATGATGCAATTCGATATGCTATGATGCTAGAGTATGATGAAAATTATGAAAAGGAAATGGATATTATTGAAGTTGACTCTAAACTTGCTATAAAGACTTGTCAAATTAATAATTATAAGTATGCCGTAATTACTCCAAATGATATTGTAATTCCTCCTAAAAATGATAATATTTAAAAAAATTAGTTATAAAAACTTTTTAAGTTCTGGAAATCAATTTATAGAGATTGATTTTCAAAAAGAACAAACAAATTTGATTGTTGGGACTAATGGTGCAGGTAAGAGTACTGTATTGGATGCTTTAACCTTTGTTTTATTCAATAAGGCATTTCGTAAAATTAATAAAAATCAACTAATTAATACGACAAATGAAAAAGATTGTCTTGTTGAAATTGAGTTCTCTGTAAATAGTCGGGAATATTTGGTTCGTCGAGGAATTAAGCCGGGTGTTTTTGATATTATAGTAAATGGGGTTGCTCTTCATAAAGAGTCTGATGATCGTCTTAATCAAAAAATTCTTGAAGATAATATTTTAAAACTCAATTATAAATCTTTTACACAAATAGTCATTTTAGGAAGTAGCACATTTGTTCCCTTTATGCAACTGACGACTGCTAATCGTCGTGAGGTGATTGAAGATTTACTGGATATAAGAATATTTTCAGTAATGAATACTTTGATTAAGGAAATAATTCGCCAACAGAAAGATGAAATTAAATCTTTAGAATTAAGAAAACAAAATCTTAATGATAAAGTTACTATGCAGAAAAACTTTATTGAAGAACTTGAAAATCGTGGTAATGCTAATATAGATGCAAATCAAGAAAAAATTTCTAAGTTAAATGTTGAAATTGACATTTATATGAGAAATAATTCTTCAACAGAAGAAGAAATATTTAAATATATTAAGGAACAAGAAGAAGTCACCGGAGCAGATCATAAGTTAATTAAATTGAATAATCTTAAGGGTAAGATTTCTCAAAAAGTATCTACCATAACTAAAGAGCATAAATTTTTTACAGAAAATTCGGTATGCCCTACCTGCACTCAAACAATTGAAGAGGACTTTAGGTTAAATAGAATTGAAGATGCTCAAAACAAGGCAAAGGAACTTCAGAAGGGGTTTCAGGAACTTGATGATACAATTAAATTTGAACAAGAACGAGAGCGTCAATTTACACTTTTATCAAAGGAGATTACAAAACTAAATCATGAAGTTTCTCAAAACAATACTCGAATTTCACTTAATCAAAGACAGATGCGAGATCTTGAATCTCAAATTCAAAAAATTACCGAACAACTTAAAAATAGAAATATTGAAAACTGCAAATTAGATGAATTCAGGGAAAATCTTCAAAAAACAATTGAAGACATTTCTGAAAAAAAGGAAAAAATAGTTAATTATGATTTTGCTTATTCTTTACTCAAGGATGACGGAGTTAAGACAAAAATCATTAAAAAATATCTTCCCTTTATTAATCAGCAGGTAAATCGATATTTGCAGATGATGGATTTTTATATTAATTTCCATCTTGATGAAGAATTTAATGAGAGTATTAAATCTCCAATTCACGAAGATTTTTCTTATAGTTCTTTTAGTGAAGGTGAAAAAGCAAAAATTAATCTTGCTCTGGTATTTGCATGGCGTGAGGTTGCTAGATTAAAAAATTCGGCAAACTGTAATCTATTGATTTTTGATGAAATTTTTGATAGTTCTCTTGATAGTTTTGGAACAGAAGAGTTTCTAAAAATTATTCAATATGTAATAAAGGATGTTAATGTATTTGTAATTTCTCATAAGGAAGGAATGCAGGATAAATTTACTTCTGTAACTAAATTTGAAAAGAGAAATGGATTTTCATATAAAACAGAACTGTAATAAATAACTAAAAAGTATTTCTAAAAATGAGAGATCAAGAACTTATTGGTTTATATGAAGCCTATCAGCAGGTTCATACCCAACAACGAGTAATTAATGAAGAAGTAGAAATTGCCTCTCATTATTTTTGTGAAATGGGTTTGAATGAAATTGGTGTTCAAATTCTGATTGAAGAACTTGGTGTAGAAGAATTTTCCGAGTTTGTTTATGATATTTCTGAAGAGTATTATTTGACCGAAGAAAGGGCAGCGAAGAAAAGAATTGGCGGAAAATCTTATGCTGATGTGAAAGCAGAGATTGATGCTAAAGAAGCGGCGAAAAAGAAAGCAAAAGAGGAGGCGGCACTTCAAAGGCAAGCTGCTATGGTTAGTGCCTCAAAGCAACAACCAAAAAAGAAAGGACTTTTGAATAGTGTTGCCCGTTTTGTTCTTGATGGTATTAAAACACACAATGCTGCCACTGATGGGATGATGGGTGCAACAAAAGAAACTGCCAGTAAAATTGGTAAGGCTGCCAGAGAATTCGGAACAGGACTTATGAATTCTTATGACAACTGGGTAGGACAACTTATATCCGATGGATATGACCTTTCTAACTGGACTGATGAGGGTTTGTTTGAGTATTACGAGCAACTTTGTGAGGAAAATGGTGTTCTTGGTAGACTTGATACACTTGCTAGAGACACTGCTGGTAGAGTTGGTGGGGAAATTGGAGCAGCAAGAGGTAGAGGAACATTAGGAAATATTTTGGGAATACCTGAAAAAATTGGCAGAGAAAGCGGAACTGAAAGGGGTAAGCAAATTTATGCTAATGCAAAAGAAACTGTTGGTGGTCTTCTAAAACAATCTTATGAGTATGACCTTTACGACACCATCCTAGAATACTTGATTTCTGAAGGTTATGCCGATACAAATGAGGCAGCACTTGCAATTATGGCAAGCATGAGTGAAGATTGGAAGTATAGTATTGTTGAAGCAGAAGAAAAAGAACCTGATTTATACTCACAAATGTTTAGAGGTAATAAAAATAAAAAAGGTAGAAAAGAATATGATCATAATGCAAATAAATACTTGGCAATGAAAAATAGCAAAGATAGACAAAAAGCATATGATGATGATATGGGTAGGAATAGAACACCTAGTTCCGATAAAGGAGACTTCTAATCCACTTCTCAAACTGGCACACAAGAGGGTTTCACGACCCTCTTTTTTTGTATAATGTGCTCATACCACACAAACCCAAATGTCCGTCAATCTTGAAATCAAAGGAATGCTTGCCAAACTACTGGCAACAGAGGACATTATTATAGAGCACAAAAGGGTAGAAACTGCCTGTTTTAATGTTCATACAAGAGTTTTAACTTTACCACTTTGGGAAAAGGCATCAAATTCAGTATATGATCTTCTGTGTGCTCATGAAGTAGGGCATTCAAGAGAAACTCCCAATTTTGATTGGACAAAGGATCACAATGTTCCTACACAATATGTCAATCTTGTAGAAGATGTTCGTGTTGAAAAATTAATGAAGCGTCGTTATGCCGGTCTTGCCAAAACATTCTTTAATGGGTATAAGGAACTTGCCGAACAGGACTTCTTTCAACTCAATGATGATGATGTTTCTTCTTATAGTTTAGCCGACCGTGCAAATCTTTTATTTAAGATTGGTAATTTTATTGATGTTAAAATTGAACCAGGAGAAGAAACTGATATAGTCAAGTTAATTGGAGAAACCGAAACTTTTGATGAGGTCTTAATTGCCGCAGAGGTTCTCTATCAATACTGTAAGAAAAAGAAAGAAGAAGAAGATGCAAATAAACCCGATGATTTAAAACCTGAAAATCAACCTTCTTCAGAATCAGAAAATTCAAATAGTGATAATCAGACACAATCTCAACAGTCTGATTCTGATGACTCTGGTCAAA